TATTGACGATCAGAAGTTAGTATATTGTTTAGGTAATGCTGTGAAATATATAGCAAGGGCTGGTAAGAAAAATCCAGACAAGACAATAGAAGATTTAGAGAAAGCTGCTTGGTATATTAACCACGAAATCGAAAGGCTCTCGCTAATAAAACACTCCTTATAATGAAGAAATAGTTCTTTATTGAAAGGAGTACAAAATGGATACATTAACTATAATAGCAGGAGTTGGCGGCTTTATAATCATACTAGAAGAAATAGTTAAAATTATAAAGTGGATACGGATTGGTATTGATAATGTGACGTGTGCGATCGAAATGGATAAAAGACATAAACAATATGATGCTTGGAAAAAAGCGCATAAGGAGGAAGCTTAGGCTTTCTTTTTTTCGCAAGTAAAACACACCTTATATTGAAAGAGGTGATTTATATGTTTGAAAACAAAATGATTAAAGGAGTACATGCAAGTAGGTATATTATGAGCTGGATTAGAGAAGGTGGAGAATTGCATTGGAGAGCAGGTATTAGTGAATTTAACGATTGGTTAAAATCATTAAACTTGACCGATGATGAAATGGAACCAATAATCGAAATCGCGCAAAATGGTAAAATGGAATTGGAAGTATCAGCCGGAAGATTTTTAAATAAAACTAAAGAATTAAACAAAGATGAGGAAGCTTAGGCTTTCTTTTTTTCCGCTCGCAATAATTACACACCTTATAATGAGAGGATTGGTTCAGTAATGAACTATAGTTGAAGACCGTGATGAGGTTCGAAACTAAGTCTTCTCTTTTTTTATTTTTCATATCTTGAAAGGAGAAAATTATGAAAGCTTGTATGACCTGTGAAAAAGTAGAGGAAGTATGTTCTAGGGAACAAATAAACGCTTGCCTACGTGATTGTGAATGTGAACATTGTGATAGCCCTCACTGGAACTATCCGTACGGAAATGATGAGAGCAGACACTGTGCTGAATGTGGTGCAGAATGGCCGGTATGGAAATGAATATGTTTAGCTCTTTAATCTTAAAAATTAGGATATTCTATGCAACGTATATTAAATGGGAGGATAAATAATGGAAATGGAATTGTATTTTAAACCGAGCATCAGTGCTACAAAACAATTAAACCTTTGTGATGATTGCTTGCATAAGGATATTTGTAAAATTAAAGAAGAAGTACGAGTATATGCTTTAAAAGTTCTAGCTATATCAAGCGATTTAAGAACTGGCCCTTTGAGTGCAATAACACTTGATATTCATTGTGCATCCAAGTTAACAGCACCAATAGTACGTGGCGGCGGCGATGCAGGAATTGGAAGGAGATAAATAATGACAGTAGGTAAAAAAAAGAAACCAACTAAAGAAGTAAAGGTATCAACACATTTTATTATGACCGTAATTATGCCATGTGTAATGCTCGCATGTAAGGACAAATACAAAACATCACCAGAAGAATTACAGGACTTAAGTAAGAGAATAATGCGATATATTAAATTCATAGCCGATGGTGAGGTGTCAGTCAAAGAATTAAATGAGTTAATGGACGTTGTAGATACTAAAGTCGCAGATTAAACATGCCTTATAATAGAAGTTATAAAAAGCTTGAAAGGAGAAAAAGGAAATGAAATTATTCACCAGGAAAGACAAAAGAACGGACGCAGAAAAGATTATTGATGAAAACATCATGAAGCTTGCAGAGGAGGCAAAAACAGCCGATGAATGCGATGGAGTCATAGGGCTTCTGGAAAAGAGATATCCTAAAAAGGAAAAGATCAAACCAGATACAAAAGCAATGATATTCGCAAACTTAGTTGGTATTTTACTGATACTGTGCTTTGAGAAGTTAAATATCATTACTACGAAAGCGCTGTCGTTTGTCATGAAGGGGAGGGTCTAACAGACCCTTTTTCTTTTTCGCTAATTAAACACCTGTTATAATAGAAGATATTGTTCGTAATTGAAAGGAGTATACAAATGAAAGAGAAAATAAAAAAGATTAAAAGATGGATTGCAGAGAATCCAAACAAAGTAGTGATATTTATATTAAGTATTGTTGGCTTAGGGTTAATTACCAAAGCGTCAATGGTATCAAAAGATAAAAATCAATATCTTGAACAGGTGAAGTCGCATGACTATGAACCTTTTGATCCAGGAAAAGATCTCGATATGAAGTTTGTAGACCCAGAAACAAATGAAGTTTTGGGAACAATTAAAGTATCAGAGTCGTATATGAACGACATGATGGATATCGTCAGTGATGACGGAACGGAGAAAGCTTAGGCTTTCTTTTTTGTCGCGAGTTATACATCCCCTATAATGAAAGGAGTTGATATAAATGAGGTTATTAAGAAATATATTAGGGACAATTGCAGTTTTAGGGCTAATGGCTATACTATTCTGGTGGGTCGCACCACTAATAATAGGAGTAGCAACAGGCGTATGGATAGCAATGACCCCAATAATAGGGATTATAATCATAATTCTATTGATTGTAAACATTATAAAACAATGTAATAAGAAGGGCTAACGCTCTTCTTTTTTATCTCGCCGCGAGATAAACACCCCTTATAATAGAAGTTAAAGGAGGTGAAACGATGAGCACCGTAGTGACGTTAATAGCAATAGCAGGTTTTATGCTTATATTGCCAATAGCATTATTAGTAGTAGCAATAGTATTGGTCGTTAATTTTGGTAGGAAGAAGAGTTAATCGCTCTTCTTTTTTATTTCTTCGCAAAAAATACATCCCCTATAATGAAAGATATTGTAAAGGATAAAAGGAGAAATAAAATGAAAAACATGGATAACGTGATTTTAGCAGGAATAAAAGCATTGGCACCTTTAATGAATAGGGATTACAGTCAGGAAATCAAGGGTAATGAAATGGAAAGTGATATAGACACTGAAGTTGAAATGCCGTTGTGTGAAGACTTTGTAATGAAAATGAAATTAAAGATGAAAGTGAGTGCAAAAGTTGAGTACATGAAACTCGAAATCGTACAATCAAATACCAAGAAATTGGGATTAGGAGATGAAGCTTAGGCTTCTTCTTTTTTATTTTTTAAATTGAAAGGAGAACAAAAACCATGCTTATCAAGCAAGCGCTAAAAAATCTCGGAGGAGAAATTAGCAAAAATAGTCCTGTGTTATTTACGGGAATAGCAGTATCTGGCGTTTTAGCTACTGCGATATTTGCAGTAAAAGCTACACCAAAAGCTGTTCGCATATTAGAGCAGGAGGCACATCGTAGGGATTATTTAAGAGAAGAGGAAACTATAACGCCAATAACAAAATTGGATGTTATCAAGCTCACATGGAAAGAATATATACCAGCAACCGTGTGTGCCACTATGACTATAACCTGTATATTAGCATTAAACTCAGTACATAATAGACGTACGGCTGCTCTAGCAAGTATATATTCTATTACGGAGACTGCTTTCCAAGAGTATCAGAATAAAGTAGTAGAGACAATTGGGAAAAATAAAGAGTTAGCTGTCAGAGATGAAATTAGCAAAGACCATATTAGGAAAAACCCTAGTAGCCGCAGCGAAGTGATTATCACAGGTAAAGGTGATATTCTATGTTATGACACATTATCCGGACGATATTTCAAGTCTGATATAGATAAAATTAGGAGAGTTATTAACGAACTTAACAGAGATCTGATGACTGCTATGTGGCTTAGTCTTAATGAGTTATATTCTGAAGTAGGTCTCCCAAGTACAAAGTTAGGGGAAGATGTTGGTTGGAATATTGATAATGGGTTAATTGATATTTCGTTTAGCACGCAATTAAATGAAGATGAAATTCCATGCTTAGTCTTAAATTATGTGTGCGCACCAAAATGGTATGATATGGGGCATTAGTCGCAAGATCTACATACCTTATAATAGAAGATATTATTCCAAATATTGAAAAGGAGAAATAAAATGGATGAGAAAATAGTTTTAGAAGAAAATGAAGTAATCAAAGAGAATTTTTTAAAGAAGCATACAAAGGGAATCAAAAGAGGATTAGCAGTCGTTGGTGGACTCGCTGGGCTAGTAGTAGCAGGCGCGTTGATCAATAATAAGAGATCGAATGATGAGGGATTTGTATGTTACGAGAAGAACGATCAGTTTACGGATTCGGAAGAAACGAATTCAGAAGATTAAACCACAAAAAGGGATTAATTAAAGAGGGTATTAAGGTAACTTAGTATCTTCTTTTTTGTCCCGTGTATTAGGAGGATGTATGGTTGAAGCATATTTATATGAGATAAAAAGATTGAAAACTTGGCTAGCTATATCTGCGACCGTAGCTTTGATATTTATGGTATCCACAATTGTTTTATATTCCGCAAACGTTAAGTTAAGTATTGAGGTCGATAGCCTCATTGACCAAAACCAGCAAGCGCACTACAATAATGCCCTGTTAGCATCTCAGTACGCTTTACAGAGCGAAACACATAAGAAAGAACTCATAGATCTGGAAACTATTGTATCGGCAAAGTATATTGATGCGTTACATATGACTATAGATTATCAAGATATGGCCGCTACTGTACAAGCCGAAGCAGGTGGACAAGGGGTAATAGGTCTTGAACATGTTGCTAGTGTTATAGTAAATCGAGTAAACACAGAACATTGGGGCACAACTATACATGATGTTATAAGCGCACCTGGTCAATTTACTGCTTATGGTGTAGAGGTTGGTGATATTCATGAGGACGTTATAGTGGCTATGGATAATATACTAATTAATGGTCCAATTAATGACGCTATATTTTATATGAATCCCGATAATTCTGCTCCGTCATCTAGAAGTTGGATGCGGACGAAACCCTATGAGTTAACATATAGAGATCATGAATTCTATGGCCCATGACCAATCGCAAATAAAACACACCATATAGTGAAAGGAGTTGATTTAGATGAATTTTATATTAGGTGCTATACAAGCAGCAGTTTTAGCATGTATACAGTTAGTGGTTAGGAATGCGATATCATGCACTACACCAACCGAATTAAATCGTTTAGGACGAATAAGTATTCAGGTTGGTAGTTGGGCAATATCTGTATTTATGGCTATGACATTGAGACAAGGAATTGAAAAGAAGGTTGTAGAACTTAAAGAAGAAATTGATAAATTAATAAAACAGATTAAACAAAAACAAACAGTTAAATCGGAGATAGGGGAAGCTTAGGCTTCTTCTTTTTTTAAATTGAAAGGAGATTTTACTATGAAAACCGAAAAAATTGTTATGCGGGGGATTGCGGATGCACCAAAATACGCAAAAATGGCAAAAAAGATTGTCTCGCACTTGGAGATTGTTCCAGATGTAGAAGCTGCGCCAACACTAGTTATTAGTTTTGCCGCCATATTAGCTGCTGGCGCGCGTAAGGGTAGAACTGGATATTTAATACAAGGTTTCCTTATTGGCGCGGGAACAGTTATGCTAGTTAATAGACTTAATAGAAAAGAGGTAAAATAATGGCTGGACCACAAAACAAAACGATAGATAGAGATGCTTGTAACTTCCCATCGAATTCCATCAAGAGTAAAACCGAAGCTACTACAGACGCTAGACCTAAAGTTGAATCTATTGTAAAAGGGCGAGTTAAAAGTCAGAAAAAAACGCTAGGTAAACGCATATCTAATAGGCTAATGGGTAGTGAGTCACGTGGAGTTGGTAATTATGTATTACATGATGTATTAATACCAGCCGCTAAAGCTATGTTCTTAGATATGGTTAGTGGTGGAGTAGAGATGTCACTATATGGAGAAAGACAAGGACGTAGGACTAGTAGAGATCGTGGAACGTCATATGTGAGTTATGACAAGGCTTCTTATAGAAACGACAGAGACCGCGATCGTGATAAAGGAAGAGAAGTATCACGTGCAGCTAGGACTAGACACGATTTTGATGATATTGTATTGGAGTCTAGGGGAGAAGCTGAAGAGGTGCTTAGTCATCTTGTAGATTTCTGTTATGATTATGGGCAAGCTACAGTAGCTGACTTCTACGACTTAGTAGGTGTCACAAGTAGCTTTACGGATAATAAGTACGGATGGACAGACTTAAAAGGGGCCACAGTACGATCAGTACGTGGTGGTTTCTTAATTAACTTACCTAAAACTCAACAAATAGATTAAAGGAGAAATAAAATGAAAAAAGAGATAATAAATTTTGGTTATAAACATTTCGGACGAACTGGGTTACTTGTTAAGAAATTTTCACCAGAAATTCTAATTGCAACAGGGGTTGTAGGAGTTGTGACTTCTACAGTAATGGCCTGTAAAGCAACGCTAAAAGCAGACTTTATATTGGCCGAGCATGACGATAAAATTGAAAGTATTAATGGAGCTTCCGCCATTGACGCTGAGTACAAAGCAAAAGACCGCAACCATGACTTAGCTATCACCTACACGCAAACAAGTGTTGCTTTTGTTAAGTTATATGGCCCTAGCGTTACCTTAGGCTTATTGAGTATTGGTTGTATATTAGGTGCACATAAGATTATGAAAAAGCGTAATTTAGCGCTGATGATCGCATACAAGGGTGTTGAAGAAATGTATGCTAATTATCGTAAGAGAGTTGCTGATGATTATGGTGCCGATACGGATTATATGTATCATAATAATCTTAAGAGAGAAAAAACTGAAAGTATGGAAGCACAGGAAGATGGTAAGATGAAGAAGGTCAAGAAAGATATATTTGTCCCTAATGACCCAAACATGCATAGCATTTACGCTCGATTCTTTGATGAGTCTTGTACTCAGTGGACTAAGAACCCAGAATATAACATTATGCTACTAAGAAACCAACAGAGTTATTTTAATGATATGCTTAAGGTTAGAGGTCATGTCTTTCTTAATGAAATTTATGATGCCTTAGGAATTGAAAGAACTCAAGCAGGTGCGCTTGTGGGTTGGGTATCAGGTAAAGGTCATGATAACTTTATTGATTTTGGAATATACGATAAAGAATCCAGAAGGTTCGTTAATACATTAGAGAATGTTATATTGTTAGACTTTAATGTAGATGGTACTATTTATGACCAAATCTGAATGAGGGATGGTTATGATGCTATTGGGTCGGGTAATTTCTATAGAGATATTATAGATTACCCCGATCTATATACTTATTACGGTAAATCTTGAAAGGAGACTAGGTGATGAGAAATTTTGAAGTATTAGTAAGTGATAGTGTTCAAAAACTTAGAACAAAATATCCAAAAATTAAGGGAGTTCAACTTACTCAGCATGAGGCTGGGATGTATACTAGAATTTATATACATGGAGAAGATGGGGGATTCCCTATATCCCAATTAATTAGTGTTCCAGGTTTTGAGTTTGATGAGACATCTAGTGTTGAACATTTTATTGAGGAGAGGCTTGATAAGAAATTATTTGGAGGATATAAAGTATGAAACAAAATTATGGATGTGGTAGTGTGATATTTGATTTATTTATGACCATTATTACAGGAGGGCTTTGGCTCATTTGGATAGCGGTTAAGTTTTTTAGAACGCATTAGGTGAGGATATGACAAAATTACCAATGATAGGATTTACTATCGTATTTGTAATTTATTATCTTTTAGCCGATAATCCTACGATGTTTAATTTAATTGTTGTTTTTGGGTTATCAACCATTATTGTGTTGCTAACTAGTATATTAGAAACAATAGTTAAATATATTAAAGGAGCTTAGCCATGAAAGCAAAAGAGTATTATGAAAAGTATAAAGGAATTGTAGCTAGTAGTACTGAAGAAGAAATTAAAGAAGTAACATATCAGCTATTTTGTGAGATATCTAAAGAAACAGTTAAGGTGTTTGACGCTCGTGGCGGAAAAACTAATGCTGCTTTAATTGCCGTGTTAAAAGAGCAAAACCAGAAATGGAACGCTGTATGTAATTTGTTTCTGAAAGAACCCTTTGGGTTGTCCCCATTTAGACCAGATGGATTTATAATCTTTTGGGCTAATGAATTTCCTCAATATCAAATTCGGATTCATCAAGGAAGAGGCAGCGGTAGAACTTTAGCTGGTGCTATAATTAAAGAGGTGAATAAAAATGACTGATGCGCAGATGAGAGATGCTATAAGCAGAGTGTATAGTAATAGAACATGGAGACTTAAGGTTAGACAAATGCCAGAAAAACAAATTCTGGCAGTATATAATAGTTTTTTGAAGTACGATAAATTTTCACATAAAGAGTCTATCGTTGAAAAAAAGCCAGTTAGTGAAAGTTATATTATACAGTTTGATATTGATAGTGAGGGTAGAGCTGTATTAATAGTAACTAGAAGTACTGAAAAGCAATTGGAGATTGTACGCACAGCATTTAATGAAGAGGCCATAGCCTTATACGATAGAATATTGAAGGGGGATGTATGTTAAAGATTAGTAAAAGTTATATGATATGTATTGATGTTACCGTAGATGATAATTCAGTTCTTACTGTAACCCAGCATAACATAGACACCAATAAACTAGAAGTCGTAAATATATTGATAAATTCTACGGCCGAGCATATTGTTACGGCACTTGTAGGTGATGACTCTTGGAAGGAGATATGTCATGAAAATATTTAGTAAGGTTGTGATATTTGTACTTGGCGCTGGCGTTGGATCAGCGGCCACGTATTTTTTAATGAAAGACCAACTTGAGAAAGAGGCTGCTGAGCAGATTGAAGAAACTAGAAATTATTACAGGAATAAAGAGCTTAGTAATATTGTTACTGCTGATAAAAATAACGGAGCCTTCCATGAGGGTCCTTTCACAAAAGCTGAAATGGAAGTAGCTCCTGGGCATGAAGATAAAAACTATAACACTATAGTTAAAAAGTATGCCACACCAATCGGAGATATTCCAAGCATTATAAAGCCATTTAAGGCTGCGATTGATATTCCAGAAGAGGATTTGGATGATGAAATAGGCGATGATATTGACGTTTTTATTAAGCCTTCATTCGAATATCCAGAACCATACGTTATATCCGAAGAGGAGTTCTCAGAAGAGTTCCTACATCACGATAAGTTGAATGCGCAGTACTACACTGATGATGATACTTTCTGTGATGATAAAGAAGAAACCATCGATGATGTGTTAGGCATCCTTGGGGAAGAAGCGTATCTTGCCATTCAAGAAAATGGTGTTGTATACGTACGTAACGAACAGATAAGTGTGGATTACGAGATAACACGAATTAAAAACTCGTACGCTAAACTTATTCTTGGGTATGACGATAGGCCTAAAAGAAAGTCTGGTCGTCCTAGGAAGGAAGTGAGAGAAGAAGATGGAGCGGAAGATTAAATTTGAAGGCATCCGCGATACTTCGCCGTATTTTAAGTTTCTTTATAATATTATTATGACGAAAAAAAGAGACTCATATCATTTTCTAATGCAACAATTATATCAAACTGACTTCGTGTCTATTGTTCCGAATGATGATAATAGAGCACAAGATGGAATTGAACTGCGAAATCGGTTTCTTGATAAGGGAGGCATCTTAGCATTTATAGACGATAGACCATGTAGTATATTAGAAATGTTGATTGGTTTATCGTTTAGAATGGAAGATATTTTACTTGATGAAGCGTTTGCAATGTCGGCTAGTGAGTGTTTTTGGTTATTTTTAAAGAATCTAGATTTAGATTATATAGATGATCATATGTTTCTACATCACGAAGTTGAGTTGGAGATTGAAGAAAAGTTGAATATTTTGAATGATCGAGAGTACGAACGTAATGGAAAAGGCGGATTATTTCCATTAAATAAGCCAAAAAGGGATCAGCGAAAGATAGAAGTGTGGTATCAAATGAGCGATTATTTGCTCGAAAACTACGATTTTTGATTTACTGCTTCACTTTAGTGTAACAATGTTACGTTTTTAAAAAAAAGTGTAACAGGGTCTATCCCTGTAATTGCAACGGTTGCGTGTTCACTGCTTCACTTTTACACTAAATTACTATAAAAAACTATTTTTGAAATATTATATATATAAGTTTGTAAGTGTTACAGTAAAGTGAAGCAGGCGTAACAATAACTAAAAATCAACTAGAGCGGAGGTAACTCGTGGATTTTTATAAAATTATAGAAAGAGTTAACAAAAGCGGTACCTTAGAAGTATATCCTGATTTCGAGATTTGTAGATCTAAAGATTTAATGATTCGTGGTAAGAATTTCTATGCTATATGGGATGAATCACGACAAATATGGTCAACCGACGAATATGATTTACAAATGTTAGTAGATTCGGAGTTATTTAAATATAAGGACTCAAAAAATGTAACTTTTGCGGGGGTTATTGATGTTAAAAGATTAGGTGCATTCGACTCATATATCTGGACAAAATATAAAAAGTATCTTAGCCAGATGTATGACAACTACCACATACTCGATAATCAACTAACTTTCTTAAATACAGAAGTTAAAAAAACAGATTATGTTAGTAAAAAACTACCATACCCGTTAGAAGCCGGAAGTATAGCTGCTTATGAAGAATTAATAACTACACTCTATGAGGATGAAGAGCGAAAAAAACTAGAGTGGGCAGTAGGCGCTATTATTTCTGGCGATTCAAAAAGTATACAAAAATTCATAGTTTTATATGGCGATGCTGGATCTGGTAAATCTACGTTTCTAAATATTGTGCAAAAATTATTTGAAGGTTATTATACCGCGTTCGATGGTAAGGCATTAACGAGCGCTAATAATAATTTCTCAACTGAGATGTTTAGAAATAATCCATTAGTGGCAATACAACATGATGGGGATTTATCTAAAATAGAAGATAATACAAAATTAAATTCAGTAGTATCGCACGAAGAGATGACGATGAGTGAAAAGTATAAACCATCATATATGTCTCGGATAAACTGTTTCTTATTCATGGGGACAAATAAACCAGTAAAAATTACAGATGCTAAAGCTGGAATAATAAGAAGGCTTATAGATGTAAAACCAACTGGCATTAAAGTACCTAATAAGAGATATCATACGTTGATGGCTCAAATTGATTTTGAGCTAGGAGCTATAGCCCATCACTGCTTAAATACATATCGTGAAATGGGTAAAAATTATTATTCTGGATATAGGCCAATTGATATGATGTATAAAACCGATATGTTCTTTAACTTTATAGAAGATAATTATTATGTCTTTAAAGAGCAAAACGGTACAACATTAGCCCAAGCTCATGATATGTATAAAGTATATTGTGCGGAATCATCAATTGATTATAAAATGCCACGATATAAGCTACGAGAAGAATTAAAAGATTATTTTAAATGTTTTAGTGATACTGCTCGTATTGATGGTAAGCAAGTAAGAAGTTATTACTCAGGCTTTCTAAAAGAAAAGTTTACAGCGAAAGCTGTAGAAACAGAATCAAAAGCAGACTCATTAGTTATTGATAGTCCCGAGTCAACATTAAATGTTGATTTTAAAAACTGTCCTGCCCAATATGCTAGTGAGAATGAAGTTCCATTAGAACCTTGGAGCAAAGTACAAACTACCCTTAAAGATATAGACACAACGAAACTACATTATGTGAAACCACCAGCTAATTATATAGTTATAGATTTTGATTTAAAAGATGATACTGGAAAAAAATCATTAGATTTAAATTTCGATGCAGCTAGTAAATGGCCACCAACTTATGCTGAGTTTAGTAAAAGTGGTAATGGTATACACCTACATTACATGTACGATGGGAATATACATTCTTTAAATAATATATATTCTGAAGGAATAGAAGTTAAAACATTTAATGGGAGAGCCTCATTGAGAAGAAAATTTACGAAGTCAAATAATATACCAATCACTACAATAAATGGTGGTATACCCTTGAAAGGAGAAAAAATGATCAATTTTGATGCTGTTAAAAGCGAAAAAGGGATACGAGATCTTATTGATAGAAATATTAAAAAAGAATTTCATGCTGGTACCAAACCAAGTATAGATTTCATTGATAAGATTTTAAAAGACGCTTGTACTAGTGGCTTGAAGTTCAATGTTACTGATATGCGTCCGAGAATTCTAGCATTTGCTAATAACTCATCTAACCAGGCAGACTACTGTATTAAGTTAGTTAGTAATATGGTATTTAAGTCAGATGAGCCTAGTGAATCACCAGAAGCATATCAAAGTGATGAAATAATATTCTTTGATGTCGAAGTATTTCCAAACTTATTTATAATTTGTTGGAAAGCAGAAAATAAAGACCCAGTGAAGATGATTAACCCAACAGCTAAAGATGTAGAAGAGTTGATGAAATTTAAACTAGTTGGATACAATTGTAGACGGTATGATAATCATATATTATATGCTCGATATATCGGCTATGATAATCTACAGCTATACAACTTAAGCCAAAGAATTATAAATAATGCTCGTAGTGGTTTATTTGGGGAAGCCTATAATATATCCTACACTGACGTTTATGATTTCTCATCAAAAAAACAAAGTTTAAAAAAGTTCCAAGTTGAGTTGGGTATATACCATAAAGAACTTGGTTTACCATGGGATGAACCTGTAGATGAAAGTATGTGGGATTTAGTAGCAGACTATTGTGTAAATGATATAGTGTCCTTACAAGCAGTATTTGAAGATCGCAAACAAGATTTTATAGCTAGGTTAATCTTATCGGACTTAAGCGGCCTTACCCCAAATAGCACAACACAACAACATACAGCTAAAATAATGTTTGGAAATGATAAGACTCCTCAAGAAAAGTTTATATACACCGACTTAAGTAAAATGTTCCCAGGTTATAAATATGAAGGCGGTAAGAGTATATACCGTGGTGAAGAAACGGGAGAAGGCGGTTATGTATATTCTGAGCCAGGAGTTTATCAAAATGTAGTGACATTAGATATCGCGTCCATGCACCCAACGAGTCTCGTTGAGCTGGATATGTTTGGTCCATATACAAAACAATTCAAAGAATTAATGGATGCAAGACTTGCCATTAAACATAAAGATTATGATTTAGCCAGAACAATGCTTGGTGGTATATTAAGTAATTACCTGACTAGTGATGGTGATTCTGGAGCATTAGCCTATGCGTTAAAGATAGTAATTAATAGTGTATATGGTTTAACGTCCGCAAAGTTTGAGAATAAATTTAAAGATCCACGAAATAAAGATAACATTGTTGCTAAGCGCGGTGCATTATTTATGGTGGATCTAAAACATGCAGTACAAGATAAAGGAGTTAGCGTAATACATATTAAGACCGACTCTATCAAAATACCAAATGCTACACCAGAGATTATAGAGTTTATAACCGATTTCGGTAAGCAGTATGGTTATACTTTTGAAACTGAAGATGTGTATCAGAAATTCTGTCTATTAAACGACGCAGTATATATTGCTCAGAAACCAAATAAACAGTGGACGGCAGTCGGTGCTCAGTTTGCGCAACCATATGTATATAAAACGTTATTTTCTAAAGAAGAGATAGAGTTTAAAGATCTATGTGTAACTAAAGCAGTAACTAGTGCATTATATTTAGATATGAATGAACAATTAAGTGATGGAGAACACAATTACCACTTCGTAGGGAAAGTTGGTTCTTTCTGTCCAATTAAATTGGGCCTTGGCGGAGGTTTATTACTTCGGCAAAAAGATGATAAATACTATGCCGCTACTGGAACTAAAGGTTATAGGTGGTTGGAAGCTGATGTTGTTAGTGCTTTTAATAAAGAAGATTTAATTGATAGACGTTATTTCTTAGAGTTAGTAAATGAGGCTGTTGCTGATATATCCGTATTTGGAGATTTTGATTGGTTTATTGGTAAGAAACAATTTATAAAAATTGATGATTATCCCATTGGAATTAATGATACACCTCCATGGTTAATGCCATGCGGGGATGAAAAATATGCAACATGCTTTGAATGCCCACATTATGATGATATTTGTAAATTGGGATATGATCTAAGTGATGTTATTAGTGTAAACCATAAAGTGAAACTTGAAAGGGGAAAGAAATGAAAAAAGATTCAAAAAAAGTAACAAGTAATATTCAAATTGAAGGGGCTCGTATAGGCTTTCGCAACTTTAGTGGAAAAGCTGGGCAATACAATGCCGCTGGACTTAGGAATTTCTGCGTATTTATTGACCATGATTTGGCAGAAACTTTAGAGAATGATGGTTGGAATATTAGATGGTTGGAGCCACGAGATGATCAAGAAGACAAACAGGGGTATTTACAAGTATCTGTAAGTTATGAAAACATACCACCTAAAATTATTATGATGACAGGTAAGGGTAAAACGCTCCTTGATGAAGATTCAATTTCATTATTGGATTGGGCCGAGATCGAAGAAACAGATCTTGTAATTAGACCGTATAATTGGGAAGTTAGTGGTAAGTCTGGGGTTAAGGCATATGTTAAAACTATGTATGTAACCCTTGTTGAGGATGAGTTTGAAAAGAAATACTATGATGTTCCCGATAGTACTGTAAGTTCTATGATGGATAAAGATGACAATTAGTCTTTACGAATATCAAAAGACTGCAATAGAAAAGCTTAAATCCGGCTCCATTTTAGTAGGTGGGGTCGGGTCAGGCAAATCTAGAACTGCGATAACTTATTTCTTTGTTAAAGAGTGTGGTGGGAAAATTGAGCCATACTCTTCAATGAAGGATCCTAAAGATTTATATATTATTACCACTGCTAGAAAGCGCGATACTTTAGAATGGGAACAAGAGTTAATACCGTTTTTACTTTCTAGCAAAAAAGAACTTTGCTCTGAAGACATAAAAATAACAGTGGACTCGTGGAATAATATTACTAAGTATTCGCATATAAAAAATGCATTCTTTATATTTGATGAGCAACGAGTTGTTGGTTCTGGCACATGGGTTAAATCCTTTCTAAAAATCACAAAAGGTAACCGTTGGATTCTATTAAGCGCAACGCCTGGTGATAATTGGATTGATTATATACCAGTACTCGTAGCAAACGGGTTTTATAAAAATAGAACCGAATTTTTTAGGAGACATGTTGTATTTAGCAACTACACAAAATTTCCAAAGGTTGACCATTATATAGAAATTTCAAGATTAATAAGACTTAGAGACTCTGTAATTGTGTATATGCACTATCAAAGAAAAACAATAGCTAGAGAAAAGAAAGTAATAGTTGGGTATGACAAAGAGGTGTTCACCACAGTAATGACTAAGCGTTGGAATCCATACACTAATGAACCGATACGAGATGTGGCACAACTTTGTTATATTATGCGTAGAGTGGTTAACAGTGCTCCTGAAAGAATAGAGGCAGTTAAGCAAATCTTCGCAGAAAAATCAAAGGTTATAATATTTTATAATTTTAACTATGAACTTGATCTTCTACTAAAAATGGGATCTGAAGTAGATGCAACAATTGCACAATGGAATGGTCATGAACACGAATTAATACCAAACACTGATAAATGGATATATCTAGTTCAATACGCGGCAGGCGCTGAAGGATGGAATTGTATAGATACTGATACTATAATATTTTATTCTCAAAACTACTCCTATAAAGCTACGGTACAAGCCGCTGGCCGTATTGATAGATTAAATACTCCATTTACAGATCTATATTACTATTACATTAGGTCTGAGGCCGTTATAGATTTAGCAATAAATAAAGCATTAAAAGCTAAACAAAATTTTAATGAAAGCCGGTTTATGTCATCATAATCCTCGCGCAAAAAACATATGTTATAATAGAAGGGATGAAGAGTGTTAAAAAACTTACCCTTTTATTTGTCTAAAAAGGAGGTTTTATTCGTATGTTAGAGAATAAATTTCAGTCAAAACTAATTAAAGAATTAAAAGTTTTATTCCCAGGATGTATAGTTTTAAAGAATGATCCTAACTATATTCAGGGGTTTCCAGATCTTTTAATTTTACATAAAAATAAGTGGGCCGCTTTAGAAGCTAAAAGAAGTGAAGAAGCATCTCGTCAAGCCAACCAAGAATATTACGTTGAGCAACTAGATAATTTATCATTTGCTTCATTTATTTGCCCTGAAAATAAGCAGGAGGTATTAAATGAACTTCAACAATCACTATCGTCTGGAAGGACTTCACGCATTTCTAGGAGCAAGTAAATATCATTGGATAAATTATGATGATGATAAATTTATAGATACCTACAACAAACAGATGACCGTTCAGCGAGGTGTCGAACTTCATGCACTAGCAAAACAGTGTATAGATCTCTCTATTAAATTACCAAAAACTAGCAAAACCTTAAATATGTATGTTAATGATGCTATCGGATTTAAAATGGAAACAGAGCAAGTGTTATATTATTCTGATAACTGCTTTGGTACATGCGATAGCATTTGCTTTCGTAAGAACATTCTTAGAATACATGATTTAAAAAATGGAGTATCTCCAGCATCAGTAAAACAACTAGAGATTTATACTGCTCTATTTTGTTTGGAATACGATGTAAAACCAATTGAAATTGAAATAGAGCTTCGAGTGTACCAGATCGATCAAATAATAGTCCATAACCCAAACCCAGAAGACATTTTTAACATCATGGAGAAGATAATAAAATTCGATAAGATGATTAATGAAATTAAATTAGGAGGATAACTAAAATGAAAACTCTTATACATAGCGGGACACCTAGACACTCTGGGAGATATCCTTGGGGATCAGGTGATGACCCATATCAAAGAAATTCTAGTTGGATTACCTACGTTAAAGATCTACGAGCTAAAGGTTTAAGTGATACCGAAATAGCCAGAGGAATGGGTATGAAAACTGGAGAATTTAGAAGTCGTAACTCATTAAATAATGCTGAAAAATGGGCAGCCGATGCAGTTACAGTACAAAAACTGAAAGATAAAGGATACTCTAATGTTGCGATTGGTAATAAAATGGGAATTAATGAGTCTTCAGTTCGTAATTTTCTTAACCCAGCAGTAAAGGCTCGTGCTAACATAACAACATCAACCGTTGATATGTTAAAAAATCAAATAGCGCAAAAGAAATATATTGATGTTGGTATAGGTGTGGAAAATCATATTGGCGTTAGTAGAACTAGATTAAAAACTGCCATATCTGCGTTAGAAGATGAAGGTTATAAAATTCATTATCTGAAAGAAGAGCAAGTCGGCAACCCAGGAAAATATACAAGTATCATGGTGCTAGGTTCGCCAGACTCAGATTATAAAGAATTATTTGCTGATAAAACACAAGTAAAGACTATAACCGATTTTTCACAAGATTATGGTCGATCTTTTTTAGGATTAAAACCCATTAAATCTATAGATCCTAAGAGGGTGCAAATTAATTATGGTGATGCTGGTGGTGCTGATAAAGATGGCGTTATCGAACTTAGAAGAGGTATTGATGATATTTCATTAGGGAATAATAAATATGCTCAAGTTCGTATTGGTGTTGATGGGACACACTTCCTAAAAGGCATGGCAGTTTATTCCGATGATTTACCTGATGGCATAGATGTTAGGTTTAACACAAATAAAAAAACAGGAACCCCTATGCTTGGGGAAAAAGCTAATACCGTATTAAAAAATATGAAAGATGAACCGGATAATCCTTTCGGGGCAACTGTTCGTCAGAAAGAGTATATTGATAAAGATGGGAATACTCAACTATCGGCACTAAATATTGTTAATGAAGAGGGCGAATGGAATGAATGGTCTAAAACTATATCCACTCAAATGCTTTCAAAACAGCCGCCAAAGTTAGCTAAACAACAGTTAGGTTTACGTTATCAACTTAAAAAAGATGAGTATAAAGATCTTAAATCTTTAACTAATCCGACTGTAAAAAAACAATTATTATTATCATATGCCGATGATGTAGACTCATCTGCAGTCCACCTCGAATCTGCAGGTTTTCCAAGACAAAGATGGCAAGTAATACTTCCAGTCACGAGCATTAAAGAAGGTGAAGTGTATGCCCCAAATTTTAGGCCAGGAGAATCAGTAGTTCTAATTAGATACCCTCATGGTGGAAGATTTGAAATACCAGAGCTAATTGTAACCACTAAAAATGCAGAAGCTAAGAGTATTATGCAAAATGCAGCAGATGCTATAGGCATACATCCAAATGTAGCTAAAAAACTATCAGGTGCAGACTTCGATGGAGATACAGTACTCGTTATACCTAATCCTCATAGTGAAATTAAAACATCAGCCGCAATAAAGGCACTACAAGAGTTTGATCCTTCCGCTGCCTATCCTGCTTATGAAGGAATGCCAAAAATGAAGGCTACAACTAAACAACAACAAATGGGTAGTGTATCTAATCTCATTACTGATATGACTATACAAGGGGCACCAGTTGACGAAATCATACGAGCAGTAAAACATTCAATGGTGGTAATAGATGCTGAAAAGCATAACCTAAACTATAAATTATCAGCCCAAGAGAATGGTATTAGTGCATTAAAAACAAAGTACCAAGGTGGACCAACAAAAGGTGCTTCTACTATTATATCAAGAACCACTTCACAACAAAGAGTGGATAATCGTAGAGAAACTATTGACCCAGCTACAGGTAAGAAAGTATACTTGTACCCTGGTGATACATACACACTTAAGAGTGGTGAGGTTAGGGTATTTAAAGGTGACACGTACATAGACAATGAAGGTCGAACTATAGTGCGACAGATTAAGTCGACCAAAGGGGCAGAAGCAGAAGATGCAAGAAGCCTATCATCTGGTATGCCTATAGAAGAAGTATACGCCACTCATGCCAACCAACTCAAGGCCCTAGCTAATGCTGCACGTAAGGAGGCCCTAGGTACCCAACCCCGACAGTATAGCCCTTCTGCTAAGATTGCCTATAAAAAAGAAGTAGCCTCCTTAAATGCACAACTTAACATTGCATTACAAAACAAACCAATGGAACGACAGGCTACCATACTGGCAAATGCGATTATCAAAGCAAAATTAGAGGCTAATCCATCAATGGAAGCCCCTGACATTAAGAAACTTAAAGGCCAAGCTCTAACAGAAGCAAGAGCAAGGTCTGGCGCAGACAAACAACAAATTGTGATTTCACCTATAGAGTGGGAAGCTATTCAAGCTGGTGCTATAAGCACTAATGTACTCACGCAGATCCTATTAAACACCAATTTAGATACAGTAAAACAGTATGCTATGCCTAGAACTAAGAGAGGTATCTCTAGTAGCCAACTATCAAGAGCTCAACAACTATTAGTTCGTGGTTATACACAAGCAGAAGTAGCAGATTCTATTGGTGTTTCACTATCTACTCTAACTGCAGCTTTAGAGTAAAAGATTAAACTAAACTCACATAGTATTAGCGTTAGTCGTCTTTAGCTTTTACTATTGAAGTTGAAAGGAGAAACGTATGAAACAAGTAATGTTAACAACCAAAGACAATCCTTATGATCCTTTTGTATCATTTAATGAATGGAATGAGTATGATCAAAGCAAAGAGTACAATACTTGCTCATACCTAGCTCGAATAGCAAAGACTTCTGATGAATTAAGTGATTTAGATCAACTACAAGCGATTGAACAAGCTATCGATGAAATAGTAGAACTAAATGTGTTAGGTATCTATAAAAAGATAGAAAAAACTGACTAACACTGCGATTATACTTTATAGGGACCGAGGGGGGTATCTCGCAAAATATACCCCCCCTCTATATCGCGCATATCCTTAAAAAAGCTCCGGAGGGATATTTTAGAGGATGCTTACCCCATTTAAACAATCCCTTACTAGAACATTTCAGGACCGGTGACCCTGGAACTCCTTTCAAGAGTTATTAGTAGTAAGGGATTATTTAAGTGGGGCAAAACTATATTGAAAGGAGGCACAATGTTGTGACAACAATAAACAAAGTAGGCAGTAAGACCACACGTCGACCTCCTGCTACCACGCCGGAAGCTCGTGAGAACCAAATGATATCCTTAGCTGTAGATTTAGCAGAGAAACAATTGATGGAAGGAACAGCAAGTTCTCAAGTTGTAACTCATTTCTTAAAACTAGCTACAAGTAAAGAGTTACTTGAGCGAGAAATTTTAATAGAACAAAAGAAATTACTAATCGCAAAGACTGAAGCCATGGCGTCATCTCAACGTATAGAAGCTTTATATTTAAATGCTCTAGGCGCAATGAAATCCTATACAGGCTCTTCTGGGGGTGAGGATATTGATTAGATCTTATAGAGAACTTATTAGAATCCCAACCTTTGCTGGGAGGTATGAATATTTAAAACTAAAAGGCGTTGTCGGTGCTTCAACTTTTGGTAGTGATCGATATTTAAACCAAATCTTATATAATTCAATTGAGTGGAAACGAACTCGTACTCAAATTCTACTTCGCGATGAAGGCTGCGATCTTGGAATTCCTGATAGAGAGATATTTCAAAAACCTATAGTACATCATATGAATCCCATCACAATAGAAAATATTGAAAATCGTGATGACTGTGTGTTTGATCCAGACAATCTCATAACCACATCATTTAACACACACAATGCGATAACGTATGGCGATAGCTCGTTACTAATTCGTCTACCAACAGTAAGAAGGAAAGGAGATACTTGCCCATGGAAAGTATATTAACAAGTATTAAAAAACTTTTAGGTTTAGAGGAGGAGTATGTACAGTTCGATGCGGACATAATCATATTTATTAACTCTGCATTAATGAGTGCTAATATGTTGGGTATAGGCCCAGTCTTAGGCTTTAACATCACAGATAAAACGCAGACATGGTCATCTTTTGTAGGTAATCGACAAGATTTGTCTTCGATTAAAAGTTATATATTTTTAAAAGTTAAATTAGTATTTGATCCACCACAAATGGGATATTTGGTTGAGGCTATAAAACAACAAATCACAGAACTTGAATGGAGACTAAATGTTCAAGTTGAAACTATCGATTTAGAGTCGCTTCAATCTGGTGGGGACTTTATATTTGTTCCACTTGAAGAATAGCAAAGGAGGTAAAAACAATGGCGGATACAAAAATACAACATCAAGGAATTTTAGGGATGCATTGGGGTATACGAAGACAACGAGGTTCTGACGGAAGAGTTGTCAAAGGCACCAGAGAATCCGATGATTTTTCAACAGCTCGAGAACTGAAACGCAAAGGGGCAAAAAATTTATCAAACTCTGAACTTAAGAGTTATGTTGAACGTATGAATTTAGAATCTCAATTTGCTAAATTAAATAAAAAAGAAGTTGGCGTCGGTAGAAAATTCGTAACTGATATCCTTGTTGGGTCTGGTAAACAGGCACTAACAACATTCGTTAGTAAACAAATGACTAATAAACTCGACGCACTAACGACTAAGAAATAGGAGTCACCATGGCATTCTCAAATACAGCAACTCCTTTTTATTACGGGCAATTTCGAGAGTCGGTACTTTCTGGAAGTATACCTGTATGTAAAGAAATTTCAATGGAAATGAATCGTATAGATGCACTCATTGGTAATCGTGGAATTTATTATGATGATGAGGCCGTCGAAGGTTTTATTTTATATTGCGAAAAAGAGTTAACACTAACTGATGGCGCTGATTTGAAACTATTAGATACTTTCAAACTTTGGGCCGAACAAATATTTGGATGGTATTACTTTGTTGAAAGAAGTGTATACGAACCAAACGAAGATGGTCATGGTGGGCATTATGTCCGCAAGATGATTAAGAAACGATTAATTAGCAAACAATACCTAATTGTCGCTCGTGGAGCAGCCAAGTCTATGTATGGTTCATGTATACAAAATTATTTTCTTAATGTAGACACATCAACTACTCATCAGATCACTACTGCCCCAACAATGAAACAAGCCGATGAGGTAATGTCCCCAATGCGAACTGCTATTACGCGTTCGCGTGGACCTTTGTTCCAATTTCTTACAGAAGGGTCAATCAACAATACTACTGGTTCTAAGGCTAACCGATTGAAGTTAGCTTCGACCAAAAGAGGTGTTGAGAATTTTCTTACAGGTTCTTTATGCGAAATTCG